GCGATCAACACAAACGGACAAGCATTTAGTTTCTCTGAAACATCAATTACTGCAGATGTTGATGTTACCTCTCAGTCGGCAGCTTCTGGAACAATTGCTTCTCCCAACCTTTATGGCAACTCTACTACTCAGTTAGGTGGTTCTGCAGGTTCTCTTTCAGGCACTCTAAGTGGAACTGGTGTTCCTAGCGTAACTGCTGGTGGTCCTGGATCAACTGGTACAGCACAAAGAACCGTTGAGTTAAGCGTATTCAAGTGAGACACATAACTCTCGGACTGGTTACAGTCTTGGGAGTTATAAGTCCCTCATACGCTGGACCCGTAACTCCCAACTTTACCAGTGGGACCATTACCTCAGAGACCAAAACTCGTACTGAAGTTGTAGAAACTATCAGGCAAATAGAGTATTCTACTGGAACATCTTACACAGTAACTGGCACCAACATCAATATACCAGGAACTCCTGCTCCTGGTATGAATTACACAATTCAAACTCAAGGTGCTCCATTCCAATTTAGTGAGACTTATCTGACTCCTGGAGTGGCAAAGGAAACATGGATAGACAGAAAAACTACAGAAGATTCTTTAACAAACACAATATCAGTCTTTACGCAGTAATAATTTTATTGTTGACATTGACTGGATCGAGTAAAGGACAACAAGCACCAAGCAATACAAATATTGCAGGACCCTCAGCATCTGCGACTGGTAACGTAACTAACCAGGCAGTTCAGGTGCTTCAGGGTCCTTTTGCTTTAAATACTTATGGTGGCGGAGTTTCTTGCCAGGGTCCCACAATGAGTGTCGCACCGTTTATATTGGGAAATACAAACTATAATGAGGACCCACAATCATTCCAATCTTATAGTGGAAATGCTGGTATCTCTTTTGGATTTAATTTTCCTCTAGATGGTTCATTACAAGAACTTTGTAAAGCAAGAGTTCGTGTAGAAATTTCAAGGCAACAAGCAGAAGCAGATAAAGGAAGACTTGACTTTGAGCTTGTGAGACTTTTGAAGTGTGGTGAAGCACTGAAAAATGGAATTTCATTTCACCCAGAAAGTCCTTATGCAAAAATTTGTGCTGATATTGTTGTGAAGTATCCACAAGTACAGGATATAGCAAATGGAAATCAAACAAATACAGATAAGAAGTGAACCTCCACCTATCATTCCAACGATAGAACCCCCTGTAACTCGCAGCACAGAACGTTCTATCGTACCTCAAATTGATATTCCCATCATCAATATGCCAGATACAACTATCAAGTATCCAGTAATTGATGTTCCAACTCAAGAAGAATTTGATGCTGCAGTCAGAGCGGAACAAAAAAAGAAAGAAGAAGAAAAAGAAGAAAAAAGTAGAGGACTTCCTGATACTGCACCAGTTATACCACAACAACTTGTACAGCAGGATGTACAAGCAGTACAAGTTCCCACACAAGTTGAAACATCAAATACAAATTTAGGAGTACCGGTCATTGAAGTACCAATCGTCGGGGAAGTTCCAGTTCCTCCAAAAGAACAGGTTATACTTGCTGGCACCACTGCTACTGCTTCTGTTGCTGCGGCTCTTATTGGCAAATCTTTGGTGGAATGGATGGTAGGTAAAATGAAACCTATTGTTCAGCAGATATTCGTAAGGGGTAAGAAACTTTTAAGCAAAGATCTTACCCCATATGAAACTCAGGTTTATTTTGCTTTCGAAAAATCTTCTTCTCTAAAGAAGGTCAATAAGTTACTCAAAAAAGAACAAAAGACTGAAAAGAAAGACCAATATAAAAAGTTTCACTCAAAGTGATTATTAATTTCAATATTAAAAAGGAAACTTAATACTGGGAGTATTAAGTTTCGGAATAGGTAGTTTCTCAAATGCTTTCGATACTTGCTTCTCTACAACAGCACCAACAAACTCTTCCGGATTATCTAGAATCTTCTGTGCTTTTTGATAAGTAATGTATGCTCCCACACAAAGAGCACCACTAATGGTGAGACTTGTGATTGATAGGATCAGACTCAGATGTTTCATCTTGCATCTCCAAATATGCTAACTTTAATATGTAGTAAATGACATATGCAGTAAATATCAAACCAGAACAAAGAATTATAATTACGCCCCAAGGAAATTCATTCATCCCAAACACCCTCTTGTTTATGAATCCAAATTTTTAAATCTTTAACGTATTTTCTTAGAATTTGTGCTTGTTCTTCGTGCCAAAAATCACCCGTCTCCATATGAAGGCGGGTGTGATTATCTATGGCTTTAAGTATTTGATGTATTGGAGGATTCCAACACTCACGCTTGGGAGTGTTCCACTCTCTTGGCATAAAACCTCATTATTTTTTCTTACCACCATTCTTCGCTTTTTTGGCAGTAGCATTACCAGAGTTCTGCTTTTTATTATTTGCAGAACCCTTCTTACCTTTGTTTGCTGATTTTGCCATTATGCTCCTGTGCGTGGTTGAACGAATCCTTCACCATCTTCTACTTTAGTTTCAAGTGCTTCAACTCTTGCTTCAAGAGTTTCTGGTGGTGCTTCAGGGGAAGGTGGTTCTGGTGGAGTTTCTACAAACTCCTCCCTCTTTGGTTGATCTTTCTTTTCATCTTCATCATCACCACCTTTCTTCATTGTATTGATGCCAAAAGTGGCAGCAGATGCTGTGAAGACTGTAGCGATAAAAGTTGGGTCCATCTTAGATAGAGTACCCGCATAACTTGCAGTGAGAAGAGCGGCAGACCAACCCAAGATACATATACGAATTAATTGTCCCATAGCATTTTCGTTTTTCTTAGTAGCCATTTTCCTTTGTGAATAGGGTTAACCTTTTTTCCAAGATTCACCTTCTGCTTTTCTTCTACGTGCTAATCCTGCTTCTACATTTGAACCAGGATTTCTGTAGAGATATAAAGCATCTGGAACTAAGTCCCATTCTTTATTCTTCAGTCTCTTAGTGATAGTATTAAAATCACCAGAACCATAAAAACCAGCACCGAGATTATAAGCAAAAGAAAGTAAGGCACCTCTTTTGCCGTCAGACATTTCATTCCAATGTGGAATTTTACGAAGTGAAGGAAGAAACTCTCTCTTACATTGTTCAATCAAAAGTTCATCTGCTTCTGTTTGTGTGAGAGTATCACCCATATGGAATGGTGATCCATCCTTCTTACGAGTAGACCCCCAACCGATTGTGATTGGAAGTCCACCAGATAGAGGATCTGGATATGCCTTCAAATGGCATCCTTCAAACTCTTTAATGAGTTTGAGTCCCATCATAGGCATATCGTCACCACCTGCTACGGGAGCGGCAACAGATGGTCCTGATGCTGGTGCCGCATTACCCTTTTTTCCTCTATAAATCTCTGCCCAATCTACATTATCTTCTAGATATTTTACTGGCAGATTATCTTCCAACCACTGAACTGCCTTGACGTGATTGGGGTTCTTCTCATCATAAAATTTGAAAAAGTTATGTAAATCAATTCTTGCCATTGTTTCCTCCTTCGAAATACTTTGAATAAAGATGTTGTGCTTCTACGTGTTTACCGTGATTTGTGAGGTCTTTAATCTTCTGTAAGATTTTCCTCTTGAAATTAATCGAAGATTCTTCCCCAGCCATCGTTCCCTCCTGGACACCAACGGTGCTTGAGAACTGCTTTAGTATAAATGGTCTTCTTACCGTTTGTGACTGGACCTGTATAGTTATCGTTAAGTGAACCGTATGGGTCATTTACAAAGTATCCTTTACCATCTGGAGTCTTTCCGATAACTACACACATGTGGCCACCAGTAGGTGCAGATAAAGAACCCCTATGCAGGATACCAATAACAACAGGTTTCCCAGCATCAAGACTCTTATCAACGTCAGCAAAAGAAAGATTGTAACTGAAGTGTGACTTAACACCATAACCTGCGAGAACTTTCGTCTGTACCGCATGGTCAGTTGTGTCACCAATTGCAAATACTTTCTTAACATACTCATCATCACCTTTGATGCTTCCTGGCTTGAGGAAAGCAAGGCACATAGCACACGATGAGCTGTTACAAGTTCTATGTGCATCTCTATAGTTGTCCACTTGATTAAAATATGGAACTTCTAGAACTGCTGGAGTAGGTGGTTTAGTTCTAAAAATTCCAATCCATTCAGTATCAGAGTCATCCATAAATTCAGCAGGAAGGTTATCCTCTAACCATTGAACTGCTGCTACATGATTCGCATTACCATCATCATAATACTTGAAAAAGTTATGAAGATCTAATGTCATTTTTTATATTTCTAAACACTGAAGATATTTATCCATTTCAATGTCCATACTCTTCTATTTTATCAAGAACTTTATTTAGGTATTGATGTGCTAACCATTTTGGGTCATATCCAGATTTATCCATCCACTCTTTATCCAGGTTTGATTTTATTTTAAGAACTTCACACTTGATAATATCTTTAGTCAGTTGTCCTCGTGGCATAATACTAAAAAACTCTGCCACTTATTTAGAGGCAGAGTAAAAAATATTAAGTATTATCAAAAAATTCCAGGAATAATTTGTCCGGTAGTGAGATAAGTGCCTACAGCAACAACAAATCCTAGCATTGCCAATCTTCCATTTAGCAATTCTGCTTGTTCAGTCCATCCGAATTTCATTTTGTTTCTCCTCTTTTAGTAGTGTTTTGAATTACAATAAATTTGTCTTTTGGTAGAGTACCTGCGATACAGACTTTAAGTTTGTCATTATTATTCCAGGCACCAGATTCAACCAGTTCTTGAAGAGCAACAGAAAGTTGCCCAAGCATATTAGCACTCATTAATAAGTTTCCACAACTTTCTCTATAGAATAACACAGAAGCACAAGAAAGGCAACTGAGGTAATGGTAAAAATTGCTTCAGTCATCAGAAGATTCCGAAGAAGAACTTACCAGTTGCTGCATAAGAAATGAATCCAGCAATAATTCCCATCATTGCCCATCGTCCATTCATTTTCTCCGCCTTTTCGGCATAAGGTTCAATACCATAACGCTCAAGATCTTCCTTAGTCATATACATAGAAGGTTCTTTTGCCCACATATTCATTTGCCCAAATTCATTTTTGGTTACAGTCATATAAGTTTTGTTAAGAAACATTACAAAAGTATATAGCAAAAATAAAGAGGGGTCAAGCCCCTCTAGTAGTAATTTATACCTAATTGTGTTAGGGTTTACTGAATCAAATTTACCAATCAATATTTTTTCTAATCTTGATGTTATAATTCCAAATCTCAGAAAATATAGAACTATTCAAATCGTTATCATTAAAAGTTTCATTAAGAGCATTTAAATCTTTCGGAAAACAAGTTCCACCAAATCCTCTATCTCCATCAATACCTGGAACCAAACTATGAGATTCACCAATCCTTTTATCCAAACAAACACCACTTCTAACTTTCTCAAAATCAATTCCAAGTTTCTCACACAAATCAAACATTAAATTAAAATAAGTAACTTTCATTGAAAGATATGTGTTAGAAAAGTATTTTATTGATTCAGATTCTCCAGAAGAAACTAAAATAGTTTTGATATGAGGAAAATAGTTTAAATAAAAATTTTCTAATTTTTGAGATGATTCTTTTTCTCCACCAATAATATTTCTATCGGCATTATTGAAATCTTCTACAGAATTTCTGGCAGTTAAGAATTCTGGATTATGAATTATTTTTAGATCTAATCTTTTTTCACTCAATTCCTCGGTAGTTCCAATAGGAACAGTAGATTTTAT